AAGATCCTTGGTGGTCTCCAGCTGGATTTACTCGCGGCAAGATTAAAAATGTTACTAAGTTGGCTTGGAATCCAAACCAATCCGAAAGAGATTTTATCTATCCTCGCGGCGTAAACCCAGTTGTTTCGTTCCAAGGCGAAGGGGTGGTTCTATTTGGGGACAAAACTTTACAATCTAAGCCATCTGCATTTGATAGAATTAACGTTCGTCGTTTGTTTATCGTTCTTGAGAAAGCAATTTCTAGAGCTGCTCAATATTCTCTATTCGAATTTAATGACCAGTTCACTAGAGCACAATTTGTAGCAATTGTTGAACCGTATCTACGTACCATTCAAGGTCGTCGCGGTATATATGATTTTAAAGTAGTTTGTGACGAAACCAACAATACTCCAGATATTATTGATAGAAACGGATTTGTTGGTGACATTTATATAAAACCAGCTAGATCGATCAATTACATACAATTAAACTTCATTGCAGTTCGTACTGGCGTAGAATTCAATACTGTTGTTGGACAATTCTAAAAATAACTAGAATAACCTCAAAGGGAGCTTCGGCTCCCTTTTTTATTACAATACATAAACTTTATTACCACAATCCCATATTCTTCTATAACCATTTTCAAACATATTTTCTTTTTCTGTTTGATTCGGATCAAAATAATCTAATATATTTTTTAATTTATATTTTTGAAATTGGTTTCTTGAATGTAATTGTTGTTTTTTAATGAAGTAAAAATAATTTGGTAAAGAATCGTGAATTAATATAAATCCATTTTTCTCGTATAAATTTCCATTCTAAGTTCCTCCATACATTATTATACTTATATTTTTTAATTTGTAAACTCAAGAACTCAAAATTCTATTTTTTATAAATATTGATATAAATCCCGCTTTTTATAATCAAGGAGATTAAATATGGCATTTAATATTAACAACTTCATCAGTAATATGGGTCGCGATGGTTTAAGACCCAATTTATTTGAAATTATTCTTCCAACTGTATCTGGCGCTCCAAACGCAACATTTGCATTAAAAGCAAAATCAACTGCTTTACCAGCATCATCAGTTGGAGTTGCATCATCGTTCTACTTTGGCCGTCAAGCTAAGTTTGCTGGTAACAGAGTATTTGCTGATTGGACTGTATCTGTTCTAATGGACGAATTTGATTTTCAACCTGGCGGATCGAAAGGTCAACTTGAACAATGGTCAGGTTTACTTAACTCGCACATTGGTAATATCAGAAATGCTGGTTATGTTCCGCCAAGCGTATATATGAAGAACGGAACTGTTCTGCAATACGGAAAATCTGGCGATATAGTTGGTACATACCAAATGACTGGTTGTTTCCCAATTGATGTTGGCGCTATTCCAGTAGATTGGGGCGCAAATGATACTATTGCTGAATTCTCTGTTACTTTTGCAATGCAATACTGGACTTCAGTTTCTTCAGTAAATTAAGATATAAATACCTTTATTATGTATCCAATAAGGAATTGATATGGCAGAAAGAAATAGATTTAGTTTATTTGGGTTTCGTTTAGGTAAAAAAGACGAGGAAGAAAATAATTTAGTCCCCGTCTCTTTTACACCGCCAGCAGCAGATGATGGTTCAATTACTGTATCATCATCTGCATTTCTTGGCACAACTATAGACCAAGATGGAACAGCAAAAAATGAAGTAGAACTTATTTCTCGATATAGAGAAATGTCGGTTCAACCAGAAATTGAATCTGCAATTGAAGATATTGTAAACGAAGCAGTTGTTCAAAACGACGAAGGTAGAAATATCAAGTTAGTAATGGACGATTTGGATCAACCAGAAAAAATCAAAGAAGCAATCCAAGCTGAATTTGATAATATATTAAAATTATTAAACTTCAATAATATGGGTTCTGATATTTTCCGTCGATATTATATTGATGGAAGACTGTTCTACCACGTTATTATCGATGTTGCAAACCCGCAAAAAGGTATTCTTGAGTTAAGATATATCGACCCAAGAAAAATTAAAAAAATCAGAGAATTAAAAAAATCAAAAGATCCAGTAACTGGAGTTGAGATTATTTCTGATGTTTCCGAATATTACGTTTATAACGATAGAATTTCAGCAACCTCATCCGGTACTAGTGTTACTGGTATAAAAATCTCAACTGATTCTGTTATTAATGTTAATTCTGGTCTTATGGATACCAGACGAGCAATGGTATTAAGTTACCTACACAAAGCGATTAAACCGCTAAACCAATTAAGAATGATAGAAGACGCTTCTATTATATACAAAATTTCAAGAGCTCCTCAACGTAGGATTTTCTATATTGACGTTGGTAATCTACCAAAAATTAAAGCCGAACAATATGTTCGCGATATGATGACCAAGTATAAGAACAAGTTAGTCTACGACGCTTGTTTAGATATGAATACATTAATTCCTCTACTTGATGGCAGAACTTTACCATTGTACGAAATTCAAAAAGAATTTGAAGAAGGTAAAGAACTTTGGGTTTATTCTTGCGATCCAAAAACTGGTAAATTTGCGCCAGGACTAGTATCAAGTGCTGGTATTACAGCATATGATCAGAAAGTTATGAGAATTACTTTTGATAATGGAAAGAGCGTAACTTGTACTTTAGATCATAAATTCCCAACTTGGAACAAGGGTAAGGTTGAAGCTAAAGATTTAGAAATTGGCGATTCTATGATGCCTTATTATACGAGAGAAACGTCAATTATTAAAGGTAAATCAGAATATCAACAAATATTCAACAACGATACAAAAAAATGGGATTTTACTCATAGATTAGTTTCTCGTTGGAAAGATGATTTGGGATTAGATAACGAATGGACGTTTGATGAAAAATATTTAAACGAAAGTAAACAAACCGTACATCATAAAAATTATTCAAGGTTTGATAATACTCCTTTAAATTTAACAAGAATGAATCGTGACGATCATTTCGATTATCATACGCAACACAATTCTTTGGCTGGAAAAAAGGGCGGTCCTGCTGGAGCAAAAGTTCAAAAAGAATTGGGAATTGGTATGTTTGGTTTTACCCCAGAACAACGAAGTGAACTCGGTAAAATTTCCGGCGCTCTTGGTGGAAAAAAATCGTTTGAAAATAAAAGCGGAATCCACGGGTTATCTGCCGAAGAAACCCGAAAAAATGCAATTAACGCTAATAATATTTTACAAGAAAACCTAAAAGACGAACAATTCCACAAAGAATTTTGTCAATCAATTTCTAACGGATTTACCAAAGAATCTAAAGAAAAAATGTCGGAAAGAAGTAAAAATGTTCCAAAAGAACATTTTACTCGTATGAATAAATTGGCAAATGAATCTCGTTGGAATTCTGAAAATTCTGAAGAAAACCGAAAAAAACATTCTGACAAACAATCTATAATATATCCATCGGATATTAAAAATTATTTAGACGATTGTGCAAAATTAAATTATAATTCTAAAAACGCTTTACAACAAATTAATAGTTTATTGGATTTTAAAAATTGGCAACTATTGAATAAGGATAAAAAAATTCGCAATAGAAAAATTCTTGACCAATTTACTTCTAAAGATTTAAATAGACTATGTCTACAAAACGGATTTTCTTCGTGGGAAGATTATAAAAACTACACCATCTATAACAATCACAAAATTGTTAATATAGAATATCTCGAAGAAACGATGAATGTTGGAACTCTTGGTATTGACAAAGAAGAAAAATACCACGATTATCATACTTTTGCTATTGATGCAGGCGTTTATACTTGTAATTCTACAGGCGAAGTAAGAGACGATAGAAAACACATGTCAATGCTCGAGGATTTTTGGATGCCTCGTCGCAGCGACGGTTCTAGAGGAACTGAAATTACTACATTAGAATCTAGCGATAGTTTTAATGATATGTCAATGGTTGAGTATTTTGAAAGAAAATTATATAAATCTCTAAACGTTCCGGTTACAAGATTAAATCCAGAACAAGCGTTTAATATCGGTAGAACTGCAGAAATCACCAGAGACGAATTAAAGTTTGCAAAATTTGTTGATAAACTTCGTAATAAATTTTCTGAAGTGTTTGATAATGCATTAAGAATTCAATTAGTATTAAAAGGTATTTGTACCGATCAAGAATGGACAGAATTTAAAGAATCAACGTTCTTCGATTTCATAAAAGATAATAACTTTACCGAATTAAAAGAAGCTGAATTGATGCAGCAAAGATTAGGTCTACTTGCTGTAATTGATCCTTACGTTGGTAAATATTATTCTAAAGAATGGATTAGAAAAAATGTCCTTCGTTTAGATGACGAAGAAATTAAGGAAATGGAACAGCAAATAGAAAAAGAACAAGGCGAAGATTTCCAAGAACAACAAAAACAAATTGTTATGCAACAGCAATTAGCAAGTATGCAACAACCTGAAGGGCAAGAAGAACAACCCCAAGAAACAAATCCTCAGATGCAACAACAAAATCCGAATGCACCTGTAAGTCCAATTAATCCATATAAATAAATACTAATAAACCTAAGGAGTTTTTAGATGAACGAATATACTAAAAGATCTATTGATTTTGCTTTCGATAATAAATTATCTGATATGCAAGATAGTATTGAATCGGCTATTAAAGAGAAAGTTCTTGGCGCAATTGAAGCGAAGAAAATTGAAGTTGCACAGAATATGTTTGGCGTTGCAGAAGGATATGGTTATGATGACGAAGACGATGATGTCGCCAGAGCCGATCGTGAACTTGCTAGAATGAAAGCCAAGCCAATCAAGGCAGCTAAAGGTATTGATCCTGAAAAGGATATGACTAAATTGGCTAAAAAGACTAAAGAACCTGAAGATGAGGTTGATGAAGCATTAGTCGGTAAACAACATAAGATTGATAAGAACAAGAATGGTAAATTAGACGCTCACGATTTTAAATTACTTCGTAAAGAATCTGATGAATCTTCTCATTATAGAGTTAAATTTGACCACGGTTCTACGAAAAGATATGGACTTGATAGGAAATATGATAATTTGTCTCATATCGAATTGCCTGGCAAAAATCATTCCAAAAAAGATATAGAAAAGCATTTGTCAAAAGAATTTGAAAATCCTTCAGTGTCTAGGGCTATGTTAATGGATCCAAATGCCAAAAATCGTCTTCGTAAAGAATCTGAAGAACTAGAAGAAAAACTTTCTGTTTCTGATGGCGTTGATACTTGGATTAGTGATTTTGTCCATTCTGATGATCCTAAATTTAAAGGAAAAACTAAGAAAGAAAGAATACAAATGGCTCTTGGTGCATTCTATTCGGCTAAAAGAGGAAAGACCAACGAAGAAGTTGAAGAACTTGACGAAATCTCCTCAA